TGCATTCGATCCGAATACTTTGCTGCCGCGCTGGAAGGCCGAGCTAATCGCGGCGTATACGGTTCATGAGTTGCTTCACACACTGTGGACTGATTTCGATGCAGTCAAACAGTCTACTATTGCCGGCATTCATTCTCTTGTGAACGCACTAGAGGATAACCGGATTGAATACCGCGCCATTAAGGGCGATCTAGTAAACGTCTCTGAGGCTTCGCAGCTGCTACAGATGTTGAATGCCTACATATGGGACCGCGACAGCAAAAAGCCGGGCTTTGATCTTGCCAATCCTAACAGCTTTGCTTTCGCGCTTAATCTCGTCATCTTTCATGAGCGCCACAAATACGTGTCAAACTTCCCGAAAGACTGGCGCAAGCGTGTTCGCCAGGACATGTTGCCGATGTTCGACTTGGCCCTGGCCGAATTTGGCAAGCTCAAGTCGACGGCCGATTGCCTTGCCCTGGCGAAGCGTTTGCAGGCCATGGCATCGGCATTGCCGCAACAGCCGCAACAGCCGCAGACGGATCGCCCGCAACAGGGGCGCCCCTGCCCTGAGGGCGAGGAAGGCGAGGACGGCGAGGGCCAGGACGGCGAGGCCGGCCAGGGCGAGGGCGAGGGCGAGGGCCAGGACGGCGAGGGCGAGGGCCAGGGCGCCAAGGGCCAGGGCGAGGGCGAGGACGCTGAGGGCGAGGGCGAGGGCGAGGGCGAGGGCGAGGGCGAGGGCGAGGACGGCGAAGCCGGCCAGGGCCAGGGCCAGGGCCAGGGCCAGGGCCAGGGCGCCAAGGGCCAGGACGGCGAGGGCCAGGAGGGGCGCCAGGACGCGCCCGCCAAGGGCCAGCGTGGCAGTCTCGGAGGGCGCCTTGTCGCCTATGACGTTTCGGACGTCGCGCAGGATTACGGCGAGGCGAGCCTAAGCGAACTCGGCAACGCCGCGCCGGAAGACATGGCGGCTCTCGACCAAAGCCTGAACGCCGCCCCGGCTCGCGTCGAGACCTTTCCCGGGCAACTGCCACAAGGCGGCGCCACGGCGGTCGCCAATGCGATTGAAAGCCCCATGCGTTTGCGGCGCCATCTCACCTTGGCCGTCAAAGCCCCTGAGCGTGTCGCGTTCGAACGGCACCAGATCAGCGGGCGGCTCGACCTGCGCAACGTCGTGGGTCTGGCAACCGGAGCCGAAACAGTTTACCGGCGCCGTATCGAGGACGAAGCAAAAGAGGCCGCAGTCACGATACTACTCGATATGTCCTCTTCAATGAATACTTCGGGGCGTTCCCTCGCTGCCCGGGCAATGGCGCTGCATATGGGTGACGCTTTACGTGCGGCCGCAGTCAAATTCGAAGTGGTTGCCTTCACGACAGGCGGCGGATGCATTGTCAGCGTGCCGAAAGCTTTCAACAAGCCCTGGAATGACGAAGCGAAGAAAGATATTGCCGCGCTGCGCGGCTATTCAGGCACGGCTATACTTCCCTCCGTCTCGTTTTGCGCAAAGCGTTTACTGCAACAGTCGCATGTCACGCGGCGTATCATCCTTGTGTTGACAGATGGCGACGATGGCTATCCTGCCGAAAGCAATCGCCTTAACTGCGTCAATTGGCGCCGCAAGGGAATTGAGGTTATCGGCATCGGCCTCATGGTCGACGATATGGCCGCCTGCCAACAGACCTTCGCAGGCCATGCGATTTACGTTGCCAATCCTGCGCAGCTGAGCGAAGCCGGGATCAAGGAACTCGTCAGGGTGCTCGATAGGGGCGCGCCCCGGGGCGCCTGACGCCCTCAACCCTTTCCCGGCCTGCCATGGGGCGCCCTTCCGGCCGGAAGGGCGCCCTTGGCGTTCCTAGGGGCCCTGGCGCCCTCAACCCCTGGCGCCAGGGGCGCCCTGGCCGCCGGCGGCGCCCTCAACCCCTGGCGCGCCCTGGCGCCTCGCCCCGTCTCTTGGAATGCCCTTTGCCGTGCGGCGGGGCGAGGCTACAGGCGAGTTCTGGCAGGCCCGGCTAGGGTGATGGCCGCCAGGGCCTAAAACCGCTGTACGGGGCTCCCGCACGCCCTGGCGTCGATTTGCCCTTGGCGCCCTCGCCCGGCTATCGAGGGCGCATGAGCATGACACGCGACGAATGGCGCCCTGGCCGCCGCAGCGCGAGCGCCCCGCCGCGCCAGCGAACATGGGGTGGCGCCGTGGAGCTCCCGCTGGCCCTCGCCCTGGCGAGGGCGAGGACGTGGATCGGGGCGCCAGGGGCGCGGCCCTGCGATCACTGCGGCCGCCTCGCCATGCGAGGGCTTGGCGTCTGCCGATGGCATGGAGGCGCCAGCGTCGTCGCCAGGGCCAAGGCGAGGGCGCGGCGCCAGGGCCAGGGCGCCCCTGGCCAGCCGGGGGACAAGCGAAGCTAGGTTTCCAGGGCGGGGCTGTGCTGGCGCAGGCACCGTGCCTCGCGCGCGCAGGCACGCGAGCGCAGGCACGCATAGGCGCATGCGCGCAGGCACGCGAGGGCGCGTGCGCGTGCGTGCCTGCGCCCGCGCGCGCGTAGGCGCGGCCGCGCAGGGGCGCGCGCGGGCGTGCGCATAATGCGCGCGCGCAGGCGCGGCCGCGCAGGGGCGCGCGCGTGTGCGCCCCCGGGGGTGTGCGCTCGGGCGCACGGGCTCGGGCCAGGCAGCTGGACCAAATTCGCCGTGTCTCAACTTTTCAAACTGTGTGCATTGTGCAAGCAGTCGGGGGCCGGAGAGGTGGAAGTGTGTAGTCGGCTAAGGGGACAGCGGCAGGGGTAGCAGGGTCTGTTGGGGTGACCCGGCGCTGACCCGATCCCTCTGCATCCCTGCCTCGGCCCGACTTTGCACGAGGTGAGATCGATGCATCGGCAGGTGGTTCATGCATGCCGCTGCCGCCGAAAGGGACACCGGACGGTGCTTTAGGGAACTCTATTGCAAGCCGCGTGCCAGTTATCCACAGAAATCTGCCCCCTGGAACGGCTGCGGCCGCACCCTATCTCTGTGCCTGCCGTGACAGGCAGGCGCTCCGGCCCGGACCCATCAGCCCCCAATGCTCGGCAGGCCGGGGCGCCTTTGATCTGGATCAAAGAACAAAGAACAAATCCAGAAAGCTTGCCTCCTCAGGCACGAAGCGTGTAGCTTTCGGCCGTCAGACACCATTGGCCGCTCGGCATGGCCATCCCCGCTCGCCCTCGTTTTTGAGGCACGCCGGATGACCGACACGCCGCCGCCCACCGTGAATGACCCCCCGACGCCCGACGATCTGGAGGCTCTGCGCCTCTGGTCCCTGGCGCGCCGCGCCGATCTCAGCGCCCAGGCCGACGCTGCGGCCGCAGCCACCAACATGATCTACAGCGGCACCCGGGTTATCGCCTCGCCCACGAGAGCACCGCCGGCATGACCATTCCCCAGCTGCCGAACCGCGTCACGGATTTCGACCAAGGCACCGTCCAGCCCTACCAGATCGGCGCTCAGATCGCCGAGCATGAGCGTTTTTTCAACGAGTTGCTGCAATTCCTTCGCACGGTGGTTCGGGACGACGGCATCGTTCGCAACGGCACCATTGGTCCTGAGCAACTGAGGCCCGACACCACGACGGCCCTCGCCAAGGGGGTGGTCACGGGCATGGAGGGCCTCCTCGCCGACATCCGCGCCGAGGCTGCCAGGGCCCGACAGGCATCCGAGAGCAGCAAGGCCATCTTCGAGGCCGTCGAAGCCTATGTGCAGCAGGTCAATGCCCAGGCACAGAGCGTCTCAACCACCTCCGAGGTGGTGCGCGCCAGGGTCGAGCGCCTCTCGAACCTGCCTGAAACACCCCAAATCCTGGCCCTTCCGGCGCCCAACGACCTTCCGGTGGGCAGCTTGGGGGTGAATGCGGGCGGTTTTTACGGTGTCGACCCCCAGGGAGCCGCCGCGACCGCCCAGGACTACGCCCAGGTGGCCATCGAGTGGGCCGAGCGGATGCCCGACGTCATCCCGCCCAACGTGCTCGCCCTCAACGCCATCACCGGCGAGCACTGGTCGAGCCGCTGGTGGGCCTATCAGGCCCATGCGGCCGTGGGCGGGATGCTGTATTACTTCTATTTGGGTCCGTATCCGGCTCCTCCGACTAAGCAACAGGACGGATCGGCCCTCGATATGGGCTCGATCTACTACGATACCACTCAACAGCAGATGTATGTGTGGAATGGAACGACTTGGCAGGAGTTTGGAACACCTACAAAGTCCGTCACGGCCTCTTTGTTCTATACTGCGACTGCCGGACAGACGGTTTTTTACACTTCAATCGCCGATATGTTCGGAAAGGCGCATGTTCTTGACCCTTCGGGCAATGAAGGCATCGAAACCTACGTCAACGGCGTCCGAAAGACGCCAAATAACGACTTTACGGTCGCTGCGGGGGCCTCCACCGTCACTTTGACCGCTCCGGCGACCGCCGGGCAGATCGTCAGCTTCGATATTCTGGTTCCGGCGTCGAAATTCGCCGCCGCGACCGTCCTGATCGCGAAAATCAAGCCCTGGACCTTCGACGGGAGCACCACGACCTTTGTTTTGCTGGATATGACCAGCGTCCAGCAGATCGCGACCGACACTTCACAACTTTTGGTGGTCCTGGACGGCGTTCCGCAAGAGCCCGGCGTGGATTTCACGCTCTCGGCCGACGGAAAAAGCGTGATTTTCGACAATGCGCCGCGTGCAGACGCGAAATCCCACTGCATCTTCTTTTTGGGCCCCTCCGACAACATCATCACGGGTCCGGTGGGCCCTGCGGGGCCGGTGGGCCCTGCGGGACCGACGGGACCGACTGGTCCTCAGGGTCTACAGGGCACTCAGGGGCCCAAAGGCGACCTCGGGCAGACGGGAGCCCAGGGACCACAGGGCGTTCCCGGAAATACCGGCGCCACCGGCTCCCAGGGGCCTGCCGGGCCGACCGGGCCGACCGGACCTCAAGGCATTCCGGGCCCTGCGGCCAGCGTCTCGCGAACCACCCCCGGAGACGCGAATTACACGGTCCTGGCGACGGATCGCTACGTCGTCACCACCTCGCCGCTCACGGTGCCCCGGACCTGGACCCTGCCGGCCGCCAACGCCGTGAGCGCCGGGCAATCCATCGTCTTCGAGGACGCGGGAGGCGCGGCCTCAGGCACCAGCACCCTCACCATCAAGGCCGCAGGCACCGACACCCTGAACGGGGTGGCCGCAGGCACCGTCGTGCTGGGTTCTGGTTCTCGCCAGGGCTTCACCCTCTATTCGGACGGCGCCACGGCCTGGAACCGCTCCAATCCGGCGCCTTTGGCCCTCAACGGCTCGACCATCAACGCTACGCCGATTGGCGGCGTGACGCCGGCGAGCGGCGCCTTCACAACTGTCCTCGGGCAAAGCGCGAGCGCCAACGCGCTCAGCGTCGGGCGCCAGGGCGTCACCAATCCCGGCCTCAATGTCGATGCCTCGGTCGCTTCATGCGTGACCGGCTTCAATGTCCGCTCGCTGGCCGCCGGCAGCGGTGCCTCGCTACAGGCGAGTTCGAGCGCGGCCAACGAAAATGCAGTGATCGACGCCAAGGGAACGGGCGTTGTCACTCTCGGCGCAAACTCGACGGGCGGCGTCAGCCTCGCCTCGGGCGGCGGCGCCACCACCGCCGGGCCGATCATCACGACGGCACCGCAATTCGTCGCCAGCATGGGCATCGCGAGCAACATCTCGATTGCGGCAAGCGTCGCCTCGAATGCCCTGACCGTCACCGTCAACGGGGCTGACGGGAACCCCCTCTCGGCCACGAACCCGGCCTATTTCCCGGTCCGCGACATCAGCCTCACGACATCGGTGCCGACCTGGGCGGTGCGGACCCTGCCGCTCTCGATCACCCTGCCGGCCGGGTCGACCATGGGCATCCCGGCCAACACCTATTTCCGGTTGTGGCTGGTGGCCTTCATCTCCGGCGGCGCCGTGTCGTTGGCGCTCTACCAATCGTCTGTCGCAAGCGGCACCTGGCAGATCAGGGCGCTGAAGCCGGGCCAGGATGTCGTCTCGACCACGCTCATCAGCGGGGCGGCGACCCTCGCCGGCGCCTTCTACGGCACGAGCGGCTTGTCCAGCCGCCCGTATTCTGTCCTGGGCTTCCTCGAATTCGCTCCGCAGGCGACGGCTGGCAACTACACGGCGGCGCCTTCCAAGATCGTGCTCTACCAGCCCGGCGTGCCGATGCCGGGCGACCGGGTGGGCTTCAGCGCCATCAACCAGGGCGCCGGCGGGAACTCGACCTCGGTCACGCCGGTCGAGACCAACGGCTCTCGCATCACCTATTCGATGCAGTTCCAGGGAAACTTCACCGTAGTCTCGTATGCGGCGGCCGCGAACAGCTCTGTCCTCGCAAGCACGAACACGACCTGCACGGTCGCCCTAAGCAAGGTCGGGGTCGGCAACCTCTCATCGCAGGTTGTTTCGGCGACCTCGGCATCGGGCGGCCTCGCCGCCCAGGGCGCGATCTCGATGCAGTCCATGGACCTGCCGAACAGCGCCTCGCAAGCCTATTGCCTGAACCAGAACACCAGCAACGCGAGCGCGGCCTGCGGCGTGGTCAACGTCAACGGCCGCGTCGAGGAGCTGATGGTATGACCACAGCCCCGCCGATCAGATGATCGGAGAAAGCGTCACATGACGAACCGGGTTCAGACGATCCGCTCCTCGGTGGCCGGCAACCGGCCGGCATCGGGATCACGCACGCCGGGCGAGCTGTATACGAACTGGCCCGATCTCCAGCTGGGCGTGATCGACGGCTCGAAGAACCCCCTCGACCTGATCGCCATCCGCTTCTTCTCGGCCGGCGCCAGCTACGCCATCGGCGCCTATGTGGTGCAGGCGGGCAATCTCTACCGCGCCAAGAGCGCCGTGACGCCGGCGGCCTTCAACGCCGCGCAATGGGACCGCATCGCCCTCGTCACCGACAGCTTCCCGCAATACCTGCTCCTGACCGGCGGCGTGCTGTCCGGGAGCCTCACGCTCCCGGGCGCGCCGGCGAACCCCAACGAGGCGGCCACCAAGGCTTATGTGGACGCGGCCATCGCCGCCACCATCCCGCCGGTGGCCTCGGTGCCTGCCGGCGCCATCATGTTGTTCTACATGGGCGCCGCGCCCACGGGCTGGACCAAGATCACCACCCAGAACGACAAGGCGCTGCGCGTCGTCTCCGGCTCCGGCGGCGTCGCCGGAGGCACCAATGCCTTCTCGGCCGTGATGGCGCAGACCAACACCGGCGGGCACACGCTGAGCGCCGCCGAGATGCCGACGAGCCTCCAGACCCAGGGGAATGCCACCATCACGGTCTACCCGGGGAATTCCAGCTCCAACTACTTCCCCACCTCGCCTTCCGGCTTCGGCCTGGCGCAGATGCGCAACCAGTTCAATGACGGCCCCTGGTACACGCCCTACAGCTCCAGCAGCGCCATCGGCACCGTCAACTTCAGCCAGGGCGTGAACAGCATCGCCGCCGCGATCAGCAATGGCGGCAACGCCGCCCACAACCACCCGCTCACGCTGGCGATCCAGTATGTCGACGTGATCCTGGCTCAGAAGCAGTGATGATGACCCCGCGCGCCCTGGAAGGCCAGATTTGCCCTCTGCATCAGAAGGACGTGTCGAAGGTATGCCATAAGTGCCCGTGGTTCACCCGCGTCATCGGCAAGAACCCCCAGAGCGAGGAGTTCGTGGACAACTGGCACTGCGCCATCGCTGTCCTTCCTATGCTCCTGGTCGAGAACGCTCAGCAGGCACGCGCCACCGGCGCAGCTCTCGAAACCTTCCGGAACAGCACCGTCGAGGCGGTCGTGGACGGCATATCGCAAGGCATTGGCCGGGTTGCGCAACAGAGGCTCCGCATCAATGGCTGAGACCCGCAGCAAGATCGACATCAACGTGCTCGACGACGCCATTACCATCGACGGCAGGCACGGCACGCGGAAATTCGATGCCCTGCGAGGGATGGGCATCTCGGCGCTCCACTGGGATGGTTCCAAGGGCGAAGGTGTCATCGAGTTCATCGGGCACACCAGGCCGAACCTGATCTTCGACGAGTTCCCGCCCTATGAGGAGTTCACCAGGGACGTGAAGTGGAGGGAGCCTCCAGTAGAGCTTCCGGAAATCCCCACGCAGCAGGCACCGCAGGCACCGGCGCCAGGCACCGCGGAAGTGAGCCTGAACGACGTCCTTCTGGATTTCGAGAACCGGATACGCGCCCTGGAGAGCAAGGCGCCCCTGACCATGGCCGATTTCATCGACTGGATAACCCATCGTGGCCAGTAACGGCGGCATCACGGAGGTTGCGACCTCCACCATCGACGCGATGAAGAGCACGCCGCTGGCGGTGGCGCTCCTGGCGGTGAACATCGGCTTCCTCGGCTTCACCACGTATCTGACGAGCGAGGCTTCCAAGAACGCCCGCGAACGTGACAAGACGCATATGGAGCTGGTGCTCGCCATCCTCAAAGAATGCGCGCCGAGCGCCGTGGGAGGCACGAGAGAGCCATGACCAAGAAGACCAAGGCACCGATGGCCATCTCCGACGACGGGCTAGACGTCTTGACCGAGCGCGAGGGCTGCAAGCTCACGGCTTACAAGGACAGCGTGGGCGTCTGGACCATCGGCGTCGGGCACACCTCTGCGGCCGGGCCGCCCAAAGTGGTCTCCGGGATGACCATCACGGAGAAGCAGGCCGCCGAAATCCTCGATCAAGACCTGGATCAGTTCGAAGACTGCGTGAACACGAGCATCCACAAGCCGATGACGCAGTTTCAGTTCGATGCCTTCGTGTCGATCTGCTTCAACATTGGTCCCAGCGGCTTCGCCGGCTCGACCTTCGTCAAGAAGTTCAACGCCGGCGATCTGGAGGGCTGCTACGAGGCTATAGGGATGTGGGATAAGCCCCCCGAGATCGTGCCTCGCCGAAACGGCGAGCGGGTGCAGTTTGCTGGAGGATACGTGCCTCGCATCAAGACCCTCTGAACACAGGAGAACCACCATGCCGTTTCCGCCCAGTCTTCCCGGGGGAGCCGGTGCCGGCCCCGGCATCTCGCAGCTTCTCGCAGGGCTGGCCGCCTCTCACGGAGCGCCGGCGAGTTTGACCATGCATCCTGGTGGCATGAGTGGCGGTGGGGGTCCGCCGCCGCTGCCGCCAGTCTCTGGGGGCGGGGGTGCTCCGGGAATGATGGGTGGAGGCGGGCCGCCACCCCCCGGATTGCCGCCTCCAGGGGGAGGGGGTCTCGGGGCGCCTCCAGCCTTGAGGCCCCCTCCGGGGATCGGGCCCGCCGGCATGGGCGCGGGGCCGCCGCCCATGGCGGGGCCCAAGATCGGCGCAGGGCCCAGGAAACCGCCCGGCAAGGGCAAGATGCGGGTGAAATCCTCACCCGTCCGCGTCTCCTGAGGAGGTTCTCACATGGCCGTGAAATCCTATGCCTGGTCGCTGCGCCTGCACGATGCGGTCGCGGACGGCGCCACCGTGGACGTGCCGACGCCGGGGTTCCTGAACCCGCAGAACTACGACACCGCCAACACCGGCCTGGTGCTTGACGGGCGCGTGCTCAAGGACACCGAGGCGAGCAGTGCCTGGGCCGGGGATTTCTCGGCGGTGACTGTGACCAACAACATGGGCGCCGCGTGGAACGCCGCGCAGACCCTCTACGTCACGGTCGCCGGCGTGCAGATCGACCCCGGAGATATTCAGGCGAGCTTCGACCAGCTGGCGCAGCGCGTCACCAACTGCGAGAGCAAGGACACCGCGCAGGACACCCGCATGGACAACATGGACGGGACCATCGCGGGCCTCGATGCACGGATCACGGCGCTGGAGGGCGCGGTCTCAGGGGCGGCCTCGGTGGATAAGAACACCGGCAATCACGCAAAATATGGCCAATACCGTAAGGAAGACGAGGACCACGACGAGGAGCACTCCAACCGGGGCCACAAGAAGCCGAAGTGACCTCTGCATCCACCACAAGGCTCCTGCTGCGCAAGAAGGCGATCCTTCGGGCGCGTGAAGACCTTGTGGCTTTCGCCATGTTCATGTCGCCCGTGCCTGACGACCGCGACGACGTGACCATCAGCCTTTACCGGCCAGCAAGACATCACCGAGTGCTGGGCGCCGCGCTGGAGAAGGTGGAGAAAGGCGATTTCAAGCGGCTCCAGATTTCCATGCCTCCGAGGCACGGAAAGACCCGTCTGGCCTCGCACATGTTCGCGGCCTGGTTCGTCGGGAGGAACCCCGAGAAATCCATCATCGTCGCGACCTACTCTGAGAAATTCGCCTGGGATCACGGCCGCGCGGTGCGCGACCTGATCGAGAACCCCCTCTTCCAGCAGGTCTTCCCCGACGTGAAGCTGAAAGCCGGCTCAGCGTCGGTCGACCGGCTGGAGACCGAAGCCGGTGGCGTCATTTTCTTCCTTGGTCGAGGCTCTGGCGCCACCGGCAGAGGTGCCGATGTCATTCTGCTTGACGACCCTACCAAGGATCGGAAGGAGGCCGACAGCCCAACCATCCGGGAACAGCTTTGGTCTTGGTATACCCAGGTCTTGCAGACGCGCCTGATGACGAAGGCCGGAAGTATCGTCATCATTCAGACGCGCTGGCACGAAGACGATCTGATCGGGCGACTGACGGACCCACAGAACCCGTGTTACTCCTTGGCAGAAGCTACCAAATGGCATGTCATCGACATGCCCGCCCTGGCCCGCAAGAATGACGTCATGGGACGCAAGGAGGGTGAGCCTCTCTGGCCCGAACGCTTCGACAAGGATTATCTGGATAGCATCCGCCAGACGGATGTTCGAGGGTTCCAGGCCCTCTATCAGGGCCGCCCAACCCCCGAGGACGGGAGCTTCTTTAAGGCCGTCCACATGCGCACCTACCCGCGCATGGATCGCATACCACCCAAGGATCGACTTCGCTTCTACTGTGCTTCGGACCATGCGGTCTCCCTCGAACAAGGCCGGGACAAGACGTGCTTGATGGCAGTTGGGGTCGACGAGCACGATCAGATGTGGGTGATGCCCGACCTGTTCTGGAAGCAGGCCGACACCGCGACCGTGGTCGAATACATGATCCTGATGATGGAGAAATACCAGCCATTGTTCTGGTGGGCCGGCAAGGACCACATCTCGAAGAGCATCGGGCCTTTCTTGCGTAAGAGGATGCTGGAGAAGCGGGTGTTCTGCTCCATCGAGGAGCTGCCTCCGATTGGGGACAAGCAACAGCGCGCCCAGAGCATCCAGGCACGCATGTCGATGATGAAGGTGGTCTTCCCGGTCTTCCCGGCCTGGTGGGCCGAGGCACACGACCAGATGCTGAAATTCCCGCAAGGCTCGCATGACGACTTCGTGGACACCATCGCGCTCTTCGGGATTGGCCTCCACAAGCAAAGAGGCCAGCGTGCCTTGAAGAAGAAGGCCGAGGCACCGAGGCACATGACCATGGGCTGGGTGATCGACAGCGCCGCTCGCGAGCGCAAGACCGAGCGTGAGCATCGCACGGTTGGAGGTTGGTGATGCCCGTCGAGCAGTCCCCTCTTCAGCAGGAGATCGAGGCCGCCTTCCTCAGTGGCAAGGCACCATTGGAACTCCTCGCCCAGCAGGAGGACACGCAGCAGATCAACCGCGAGGAGCCCGATGTCGACGAGCCCCGCAAGGAGCTGGTCAACAAATGGTCCGACCGCATCAAGCGGGCCAAGAAATACTGGGCCCCGGTCTTCGAGCAGATGCGCAAGGACCAGGACTATGTGACGGGGCTGCAATGGTCCACGGACGCCAAGGATGACCGCTACGTCGCCAACCTGACCTTGCGCATCGTCTCGCAGCGGGTGGCGTTCTTCTACGCCAAGAACCCCAAATTTATCGCCTATCGGCGCAAGCGGATCATGAACACCGCCTGGGACGGGGATCAGAGCACCTTGGTCGCCCTTCAGCAGAGCGCGGCGCAGATGATCCAGCAGCAGTCGATGGGGATGATGGACCCGGCCGCGATGGGGGCCGCGCAGGCGACTGCGGCGCCCATTCTCCAGGACGCCGCTCAGGTGAAGGAGATGGAGCAGCAGCTCGACAAGATCGCCAAGACCCTGGAATACCTGTTCAGGCAGAACATCGACCAGCTGCCGCAAGACTTCAAACAGATGATGAAGATGACGGTGCGCCGTGCCTCGACCACTGGGGTGGGCTACGTCAAGGTTGGCTTCGAGCGGGTGATGCAGAAGAAGCCCGAGATCGAGGCACGCATCGCCGATATTTCCAATCGCCTCGCTACCCTGGAGCGGCTCTCGGCCGACATCGCCGACAACGAGACTGACCCTAGCTCAGCGGAGGCCGAGCAGATGCGCCTGCTCCTGAACGATCTCTCCACGCAGGTGGAGGTGGTGGTTCGGGAGGGCCTGACGATGGACTACCCGACCTCCATGAGCATCATCCCCGATCCCAAGACCATGCATCTGCGGGAGTTCCTGGGCGCCGACTGGGTGGCGCAGGAGTTCATCCTCTCTCCCAACGATGTGAAAGAAATCTACGAGGTCGACGTCGGCAAGAACTTCAATGCCTATCGAGGCACGGATGGCGACAACACCAGTGTCTCCAACCGGGGCGGCTACACCATCATCGAGGACAAGGGAGGCGGGGCGAAGAGCGACACCCGCGAGGGCAACGACGCCCGCTCATGCTGCATTTGGGAACTCTACAATCGTAAGGACGGGATGGTCTACGTCCTCTGTGACGGCTATCCGGATTTCCTTCGTGAGCCCGCTGCTCCCGAAGTTTATACCGACAGGTTTTGGCCCTGGTTCGTGCTGACGCTCAATGACGTGGACCATGAGACGAACATCTTCCCGCCCAGCGATGTGAAGCTCATCCGCGACATGCAGTCGGACTACAACCGTGCTCGTCAGGGTCTCCGCGAACATCGTCGGGCCGCGCGTCCCAAAACCGTCGTCTCGTCTGGCAGTCTCGACCAGGAGGATTTGGACAAGCTCGAGAGCCATCCGGATAATGCTGTCATCGAACTCAACGGGCTTCAGCCGGGCCAGAAAGTCGATGACCTTCTGCAATCGTTTAGGGGGCCACCCATTGATCCAAATCTCTACGAAACCGAGCAGCTGTTCGGGGATATGATGCGGGTCTCTGGTATTCAGGACGCGAACATCGGCGGCACGAAGGGCGGCATGAACGCCACCCAATCGAACATTGCCGAAGCCTCCAGGGCCACCGCGATGGGCTCTAACATTGACGACATCGACGACATGCTAACAGGGATCGCCCGCTGTGGCTCGCAAATACTCCTCCAGGAGTGCAGCGTGGACACGGCCAAGCGCGTCGTGGGGATCGGGGCTGTCTGGCCCGAAATGAGCCGTCAGCAGATCGCTGATGAGGTGTGGGTTAAGATCGAAGCCGGAAGCACGGGCCGCCCGAACCAGGCACAGGAAATCGCCAACGCTGAGCGGCTCTTCCCTATCCTGATGCAAATCCCGGGGATCAAGCCGGAGTTTCTGGCCAAAGAGCTGATCAAGCGCCTGGACGACAAGCTGGACATCACGCAAGCGTTCCAGAGCATGCTGCCCTCGATCATGGCGCTGAACGGCATGGCGTCGCGGGCGGCTGCGGGTGTCCCAATTCCACCGCCCGGGATGCCTGGGGCGGGGCCCGCGCAAGGGCCGGCGGGCGCCGCTAACGCGCCTCAAGGCCCGCCGCCAGGAGCCCAAAGGCCAGGCGATCAAACAGGACGGCCGCCGCCAGCGGGACCAGCAGGACCGCCAGGAGGCGGCCCGCCAGGGCTCCATATCGCCAGTGGGGGACGGGCCGTTGCCTAGAAGCACGAACATGGAGGTGCGCCATGATCGAGGGCCTTCTCGCTTTAGTGATCTACATCGTCGTGCTTGGCCTGGTGGTCTGGCTGCTGCTCTACGTCGTGGCGCAGCTTCCGCTGCCGGCGCCCTTCCCGCAAGTCGCCCGCGTGGTGATCGTGGTCGTCGCCTGCATCATTTTGATCTACCTTCTGCTAGGGCTGCTGGGAGGCACTCCGTCATTGCGACTGAGATAGGAGATTGCATAGCTGCTTGAAGGGTGGCGACCCGACGAGCGGCTTAGACCAGGGTCTGAGCCTCTGATCCCGGCTCCCTCTGGTTGCTCCCGGCGCGCTCTCGCGAGGCGCGCCGGGCTTGCCCATGAAGAAGTAGGAGGCACCGATGCCGTCAAAGACGCCGAAGCAGGCCAGAACCATGGCTGCGGCCGCACACGATCCGAAGTTCGCCAAGAAGGTCGGCGTCCCCCAGAAGGTGGCGAAGGAGTTCAACAAGGCCGACACAGGCACGAAGCGCCTGTCTTCTGCAATGAAGGGAAAGCGAGGCAAATGATGTCGACGAAAAAGGGACAAGGCGGGGGCAAGATCAAGCGCGGCGGCGGGGGCCGCTGCTAAACATACTATGGCCAGGCAAACGCGGAGATGTGCGCAAAATTTGCGCGTGCCTGAAATCTGATGCTACACAAAGACAACAGGCCAAGGCCATGGCCTGAAGGTGCGGACGTTAAATGGCAGACGATGTAAGCTCGTCACCTGCCGACACATCTTCCTCGCATGTTCCCGACGCAGGCACCCAGCCAGCGACCGAGGCACGCGAGGGTGCAACCGCGACCACGACCACCGACGCGAAAGCCTCCCCGTCAGAGGCGCAGGGCGAAACCAAGGAGACGCTCCTCGAAGCCGTCATGAAGGCCGTCAAACCGGCCGAAGACGACGACGAAAGCGGCTCAGCCGAGAAATCGCCGACCTCGGAACGCGCAGATAGCTCCGGACCCGGTGCTTCCAGCAAGGAAGACAAGGGGCCAGACCTCTCCAAAGACCCGACGCCCGAGGAGCTTGCCAGCTACAAGGCAGGCACGCGGCAACGCATCGAGCGTCTGCTCGGCGAGCGCAACCACTTCAGGGCCGATGCCCAGGTCACGCAGGTGCTGCGGGACTTCCTTGTCGGTAACGACATCGCCAGGGAAGACTTTCAGCTCACGCTCGATCTGGCTGCGGCCATGCGGCGGGGCGATTTCCGTGCCTTCCTGGAAGGTGTGGCTCCCTACGTCGAGCTTGCGACGAACGCATTGGGGCTGACGCTCCCGTCCGATCTTCAATACGAGGTTCAGGCCGGGCGCATCACGCAAGAGCTGGCGGGTCAAATCTCCCGTGATCGGTACGCGAAGGCATTGTCTGACCAGCGCGCCACGCGCGCCACGCAGGTGATGACCGACACCACCAATCACCAGCAGCAGCAGCAGTTCGCTCAGGCTGTCGAGCAGACTGTCTACAACTGGGAGCAGGGCATCCGTCAGACCGACCCGGACTATGGGCGCAAGGAAGAAACCGTTCGGAACTTCCTTTGGGCCGTCGTCCGAGAGCAAGGACCGCCGAAGTCTCCAGAGCACGCCGTTCAGATCGCGCAGGAAGCCTACGCGCGGGCGAACAACGTCTTCCGGCAGGCAGCACCTGTTCCACGCGCCACAAGGGCAGTCCCGAGCAGCACCAACCGCTCTGCGGCACCTGGCGCGCGTCCGGAACCCAAGTCGATGATGGAAGCGGCAATGTTGGGATTGGAGCGCGCTCGCGGGGCATAACCCTGACGGAGCAAGCTCGTGGCTTTTACAGCCGGTGAAATCGCATCAATCGCGAATGCGTCTTTGGACTACTACTTCAAGAAGGGGGGCGTCTTCGACCAGACCATCCAGGAGCGCCCACTTCTGAAGCTCCTGGAAGACCGCAAGAAGACTTTCCCAGGCGGGAAAGGGAACATCTCGCTCGCAGTCGTCGGCGCCTATGGCGACGGCTCCGGGAACGATGTCGTCAAGGGCTACACCCACAACGACACGGTGAGCTTCTTCACGCCGGCGAACATCAAGCGGGCGAACTACCCCTGGCGCGAGCACCACATCGGCCTGACGCTCACGCATACCGAGCTGAAGATCGACGGCATCTCCGTCGTCGACACCAACGGCGAGAAGACCACCGAGCACTCGAAGCGTGAGATGACGGTGCTTGTGAACCTGCTGGAGCAGAAGCTGTTCTCGCTGGGCGAGCAATATGCGCGCAGCATGAACACCCTGCTCTGGACCGACGGCACCTCAGACGCCAAGGCCCTCGCCGGCATCGCTTCGATGATCAAGGCAAACCCATGCGTGGGCACCGTCGGCGGCATCGACCAGACGGCGGCGACGGGCTTCACCTGGTGGCGTAATCGTGCGCGCACGGCGGCCATGGCCACCCAGATCGGAACGGTGCCTGGGGACGCCATTTCTGGAGGTGGCCCTGTCACCTCCAGCCCGACCAACGGCGGGGCGCTGCTTCAGGCGCTTCAGAAGGAATACATCCAGCTGATCCGCTACGGCGGCAAGCCGTCGATTGCCTTCTGCGGCTCGGACTTCCTCGATGCGCTGATGGTCGAGAGACGCGCCAACGGCAACTACTCGCAGACCGGCTTCGCCAACACGCAAGATGTGTCGGTCGGCGACACCGTTCTCGATGGAGGCACCAAGGTCTATTACGACCCGACCTTGGACGATCTCGGCTTCAAGAAGAGGATGTATTGGATCGACCCCAAGAACGTCTTCCTGATGGCCATGGAGGACGAGTGGCGCAACGACCATACCCCGGCGCGCCCCTACAACGTGTTCGTGCTCTACAAGTCGATCACCTCGACGGGGCAGATGGTCGCCTCGCAGCTGAACTCTTCGCTGGTCATTGACATTGCGTGATTGAGTGAAGGCGCGGCGCCAGAAGCGCCGCGCCACTCTCTTTGACCCCCCAGTGGGAGAGCCGTCATGGCAAAGGATAAAGGACACGCTTCCGACACGCATCATGCTTCCTCCGGCAGCAGCAGCAAGAAGTCGTCGGCGTCCGGGGAGGTGCATCACGAAGGCACCGAGTACGAGAGCGAGCGCGCCGAAAAATCCGTGGTGCGTTCACCGACGCTCCCGGTGGAGCCCAAGACCCCGGCCGGCGAGCCCGTCGGGCCCGCGAGGCACGCCGAGACGGCCGAGGAGGTCGCCAAAATCCAGGATATGGAACGCTCGAAAATCCCGCCTCCGGGGAGCCGCAACTACGTCGCCGGGCAGCCGGTGAACGAGGAGGAGTTCGAGCAGACGCAGGCTGAGGCCAACCGCCTCGCGGATGCCGGCAAGGCGCAACGCTCGGAGGCCGAGAGGCGCGTCGCCGAGAATAACCCCTTCGACCCCGATTACCATCCGGTGGACCCGGATCACCCCGACACCAGCAAGTCCAGAGGCTGATCGTAACACCACGCGGGTCATTCCCCTGTGCTACCTCTCCCGCGTAGTGCCTGGCTCCCGGCGGTCCCGGAAGACCGCCGGGGTCAGTGCCTCTGAACAGGAGAACTTGCATGAGCAGCAGCAGCCGCGACCGAGACGACGAAGGCTACATGAAGCAGCACGTCTGTGCCTGCGCCATCGACATCGCCGGAGAGAAGCTCCAGGTCGTGCATCGGGACATCCACGACCCGGTGCCCTGGACCGAGATCAGGGTGCTACAGGAAGTCCACGGGGAAGAAGCCGTATTCGACATCCGTCCCGTGGCGCTCGTGCCCCGCGACACAGCTCCCCGCGAGAAAGAGCGCCTGGTCCTGAAGTATGGGCGCGACCCGGTGGAGGCCGTCTACGCCGGCAAGACCTTCAGCATGGAGTGGTTCGTGCCTGGCTGGCCGGTCGATCCCACGAAGGCGAAGCGCAAGCCCCCGAACGACAGGCCCACGCCGGTCCAAATCCATAAGCCGCCGCGAGAAGATGCGGGCAATGCGGGCGCGGTAGACACCGCGATCTGAAGGGCAAGCCATGACACCGCGCTCGATGCGAGTGGGGGTTCCTCTGAGCCAGCTGCGCAGCGAGCTGATGGCCGAGACCTTCCAGTCGATGACGCCGGCACAAACCACGTCATCGACCCCGTTCTACAACTACCAATTGGCCCGCGTGCAGCGGGAGCAGTGGGATTTGGTCGTCTGGCCGCATCTGACGCTCTACAGCGACATCGCGATGGTGAACGGCCAGCGACTTTACCCCTACCCGCCCGAGCTTCCCTTCGACAGCATCACCCGCATCTGGGGCCCGTCAGGCACCGACTGGGTGCCTCTCGCCTACGGGATTTCGCCGGCTACCTACGCCACCTATGGCGGCGAGAACAACAAGGGCTGGCCGCCCCAGAAATGGCGTAACGCGCCCGTCTACACGCCGGGCGCCACGCCCACTCTGACCGTCGCGTCGCAGTTCGAGATATGGCCGATGCCGAACGGCACGGTGGGCTCGGTGCGCTGCGAGGGCCAGGCACCGCTCATGCCGCTGGCGGTGGACACCGACACCTGCGTGATCGACGCCACCCTGATCGTACTGATGGCGGCCGCCGAAATCCTCTCGGTGCAGAAGAGCGAAGGCGCCGCGATGAAGCTCCAGAAGGCCAACTCCTACCGGCGGATGCTGGTGGCGCGCCTCGGCGCCCAGCAGAGGCCCATGAGGTCTCTCAGCCGTGACGGCGGCCATATGGGGCCGGTCGCGGGCTCGGGGATGCCGACCCCCTATATCGACTACATCCCGGCGACCTCGTAAGCAGCGATGGCGAAGGGCATCAAGACCGCTTCTCAAGGGGGCGGCGGCAACATCCTCTACTACGAGATAGCCTCGTTCATGAACGGCCTCGACACCCGCAAGGATGTCCTGACCGCGCCGGCAGGCACGCTGCGCACCCTCCAGAACTGCCATATCACGCAAGGCGGCGAGATCGAGAAACGCTCGCGCTTCGAGCAGAAATGGGCCATCTCCCCCACGGGCTTCTGCGGGCTGGCGGCGATCAACAATTACCCGGTCCTCGTCTACAACCAGGGAGGTTCCGGCCTGGTCCCGCCCGGTGCCGGAGGCACGGGCCAGGAATACGGGCGCATCACGCACACGGCCCCCTCGGGAGTGACCCTCGCCGAGATGACCGATTGGGACATCTACAACGGCAAGCTCTTCATATCGTTCCTGGGAACTGCCGGCGGCGCCACGGGCGTCTATTCTTACTATGACGGCATTTACGTGCCTGAGGCCGATGGACGTGCATATTCCGTGCGCACTTACAAAGAGAAAGTCTATGGGTTAAACGGCCGTTACCTGTTCTTTTCGGCGCTGGGCGACCCGACCAAATGGGTCGATCCGCCACCCGGCACCGACGGCACGGTCGACCACAACGGCTCGGGCTTCATCTCGCTGGGCGCCACCGACAGCGACAGCGAGAACATGATCGCGCTGGAAGTCTACTACGACAAGATGGCGCTGTTCTCGTCGCTGGGCGCGCAGCTCTGGTTCCTGGACCCCAATCCTGCGCTGAACCAGTATTATCAGACGCTGCGGGACGCAGGCACCTTGGCCAGGGCCAGCGTGCGCCAGTATGTGGCGAACGACGTGTATTTCCTGGGAAGCCACGGCATCAGGTCTCTGCGGGCACGCGACCTGACCACCACGGCCGCCGTCGCCGACGTGGGCTCGCCCATCGACGAAATTATCCAGAACCTGATCGCGACGCGCGGCTGGAGCGGCGCGGCCAACGACATGGGAGGCACGCAGGCGGTCTTGTCCCCCAGGACAGGCCGCATGTGGATCGCCTGCTATGACACCATTTTCGTGCTCTCGAACTTCGCCTCGCCCAATATCGCGGCCTGGAGCACCTACCTCCCCGGCTTCAACATCGCGAAAAATGGGATGGCGTTTGCGGACCCCTACATCTACCTGGCCGACACCTCCAGCAACATCTGGCGCTTCGGCGGCTATGGCGCGCTCGTCTATGACAGCTGCCCGGTCCAGGTGCTGACGCCGGGGCTGAGCTTCGAGAAGCCGACGGCCTTCAAGTTCTATCAGGGCTTCGATGCCGTCTGCCGGGCGCAGGCCGGCTCCCCCTGGAACATCCAGATGAGCTTTGATCCTGCGCAGGACAGTCCTCCTTTCGATCAAATCTGCACGATGGAAGGCCCCACGCCGATGGGCGGCCGCATCCCGATCAGCGGCCGAGGCACGCATCTCCAGATCAAGGCGACGCACCAGGCGCCGGGCCCCGCCACTCTCAGCAAGATGGTCGTCCACTACGCGGCGAGCGACAGCTCATGATCCGTGTGACCGGCGTCACCATGCCGCCCTTGGTGCATGTGCTGGAGAACCTGAGACCTGCGGACCAGGAGGAGATGGAGGCCGTGCATGGCTCCCGCTACTCGGTGCCTGTGCTCGCCGACGTGATCTACCGCCTCACTGCCCAAAGCTCTGGGTGGTTGTTCTGGGACGACGGCCCGGTCGCGGCGCTGGGGGCCTATGCGATGACCCCGACCTGCGCAGGTGTCTGGGCCTTCGGCACGCCCGGCTGGCCCCGGGCGGTGCTGCGGATGACAAAGCATGTGCGTCGCACTATGGTCCCGATGCTGCTCGGGGCCGGGTTCCACCGGGCAGAATGCCGGGCGCTGTTCAAGCGTTCCGACACCAAGCGGTGGCTGATGGCCCTTGGTGCAGAGCCCGAGGCCGTCTTGTCGGAATTCGGCGCCCGACGCGAAGATTTCATTCTCTTTGCGTGGCACTCCGATGAACAAGCCAATCACCCTTCGAGACCTGAAAGAAGAAGTCACCTTCCGCTTCGCAACGGGGGATGATCTTCCTGAGCTGATGGAGCTTTACAAGCTCTTCTACGAGGAGGCCGTCTACAAGGACTACCTGGAGTTCGATGAGGAAGCCGTCACCAACACAGTTTTTGGAGGCATCATCTCTGATGAACGTCCTCATATCCTCGCCATCGTCGATGAAAGCATTGTCGGCTTCGTCTCGTATTGGTTCGACCGAACCTTCTCCAGGAAGCCCTGTCAGGTTCTTCTGGAACTCTATGTCCACCCTGATTTCCGACGTTCCGCCATCGGGCGAGGGCTCGTCGTGCTTGCCGTCCAGGAAGGACAGCGAGCCGGAGCTGGTGCCTTCCATGCCCCCGTCGCCTCCGGAATGAAGGAGGTGCGAACCCTCCACAACCTGTTCGCGAAAGCGGGCTTCATGCCCTTCGGCGTCATGTTTCGAAGGAAACTCTGATGGGCGGCAAAGGCAAATCCGGACCGGTCTCGACCAATGACCAGATGGTCCAGATGCAGATGCAGCAGGCGGCTGAAGCCAAGCAGGCGAACATCGAACGCTCGGCCCGCCTGGAGCAGGGGCTCTCCCAGATCACCGACATCTTTGGCGGGCATCCCTCCGACGCCACCATGCTTGATCTCTCGGGGATCACCAGCGGCAAGGTGCCTGCGATCCCGGCCGGTGCCTCGTCGACCACAGGCACCTACGGCAACTGGGGAGGAGGCTCTCCGCAAGCCTGGGACGACGCCACCAAGAGCTGGGTGGACGTCGGATCGTCGCTGGCCGGCGGCTACACCTGGGGCTCCCTGCCCTCCAGCGGAGGGGCGCAGCAATACGGCATCTGGGACAGCAGCGGGAACCTCGTCACATCCGCCGGCTCACCGGACGATCTGGCGCAGCGTCAAATCTGGTATGGCGGCACCTCCGACAAGATGGTCGGCGGCTTCGAAAACACCATGTATGACAAATTCCGGCAGGCCACGCTCGATTACTACCTGCCGCAAGAAACACAGCAGTATTCGGATGCGCGCTCCAAGCTCAGCTACGATCTGGCGAGAGCAGGACAGCTCAACTCCTCGACCGCCAACACCAGCGTGGCCCAGCTGGCCAAGCAGGACGAGCTGAACCGGGCGCAGATCGCCTCGCAGGCCGACACCCAGACGGCGGGGCTTCGCAAGCAAATCCAGGACTACCAGCAGCAGGCCATCAACCAGCTCTACGCGACCGAAGACCCGACCACCGCCGCGAACACGGCGCAGAACATGGTCGCCAACGCGCAGCTCACCACGCCGCTGCTGAACCCGGCCGGGGCGATGTTCGCGCCCATCGCCGTCGGCACCGCCAACCTCGCCGGTGCCTTGACCAGCCCCTACAACTTCTCGATGGCGCAGGGCAACACGACCACGACGCCCATCAAGAACCCTGACCAGGGCACTGGCATCACGGGAGCCGTGTAATGTGCGACCCCCTCGTCGGCGGGTTGATTTCGGGCGGGCTGGCCATCGCTGGGGGCATGAAGGCCGCCGGCGACCAGCAGGCCGTCATCGACGCCCAGAACAACGCCAACGCCCAATGGGTCGCCTACCAGACCCAGATCCACCAGGAGCAGACTGCCGAGGAGAACAAGCGCCGGCAGCTGGCCGAGAACGCCCGCCAGGACACCCTCCAGAAGGTGTCCCCAGCCGCCTATAACCAGGTGCAGCAGACCGAGCAGCAGCGGCTGAACAACCTCTATCTCGCGCCGGGCCCCCAGACCCACGACCCGAACGTCACGGCGTCGGTGGCGCTCTCGGGCCAGAGCAGCGACCCGACCTCGATCTCCGGGAGCGATCTCGCCAAGCAGGTGAGCGCCGCCAGCTCGCAGGCACGCCAGCGCATCGCGGCCCTGGCGACCGCGAACTCCTTCGGAGGGTCCACCTACGGCGCCGGCACCGAGATACCGATCCGCTTCGCCCAAGGGGGCAACCAGATCAATCTCGAAGGCAACATCCGCAACGCCGATCTTCAGACTTACAGAACCGAACAGCAGGTGGAGCCGGAGCACTTCACCATCGGCCCAGGCACGCAGAGCTTCGCCGACATATCCAAGACGCTGGGCGGTCTCGCGGGCTCTCTGATCGGCAGCGGCATCTCGAAAGCGCAGTGGTGATGACATGCCCGTTCTGAGGATGCAGGACAACTCGATGTCGGAGGCGCTGAGCAGCCTCGCGTCGCAGCTCGCCAACAACTTTAGTCCTAAGACTAGAGCGGAGGCTTACCTGCTCCAGCAGCGCATGTTCCTGGAGCAGCTCCAGGTCGAGGAGAAGCGCAGGCAGATGGCGGCGGTGCAGGCCGCCACCGCCTCTTTCGGCAGGCTGGTGGACAACGACCCCAACAAGGTCTCGATCATCGCCAACCACCTCCTCCATGGTGGTTCGGCAGAGGACGCGCTGAAGCTCGCCATCAAGCTCACCCCGGAGAAATGGGACGACCGCGACACGCCGGATGCCTGGCAGCGCAACGCTGCGCGTCTGGCCCAGGCAGGTGTCCCCTGGGACAAGCCTTATCCGCCGGCCGTCGGGCCCGTATCGGCCAAGGCACAAGCCGATTTGATCGCGGCGCAGGAGGGCCAGAAGTCGCAGGCACAGGAAGGCGGAAAGCTCAAGGCGGGCGAGGAGCAGCGGGGCCGCTACCAGTATGTGGACGACCCCTCCCCGGCCGGGAGAAAGGCCAACCTCGACAAGTGGTATATGACGCACAGCGAGCCGCCTCCCAAGGGTGTGGTGGATGCCGGCCCGGCGACGCGCCAATACATCGACAATCGCGATCTGGGGATGAGCGAGGCCGAGGCCCTGGCCAAGGCACGCGGCGAGACCTTGGGAAAACCCCAAGAGGGCAAGATCATCGACCCCAGCCTTCTTCCCAGGGCGCCGACCGCGCCCGACCCCAATACGGGAGTTCTGGCACAGCCGCAGGCAGGGGCGCCGGCGATGCCGCCAGGCGCCACGCCCACTCCGGGAGGCGGCTGGAGCGTCACCCGTGCCTCGCCGCTGCCAGGCACCTACGCGCAGCCCATCCCGGAAACCAGCTACACCCCGGGCGTCGGCACCAGGATCACCGAAAGCCCAACCGATGCAGCGGCGCGCGGAAAGCGCGACGAGCAGGAGCAGGCACGCTTCGCCAGATACGCCGACGCCGAGAAGCCCATGGCGCAGCTCGACGACCGGGTGTCCCAGGCCATTCTGCTCGCCCAGTATCGGAACCTGAGCAAGACGGCTCCCGATCAGGCGGTCAACCTCGCCAACCGGCTGCTTTCGGAGCACAAAATCTACGTCACAAACGACGCCATGGCGCGCGACGCCCTGAACCACCTGCTCCAGGCCGAGCTGCCGGAACTCGTTAAAGAGGCCAATGCCAGGTTCGCCGGCCCCGAGATCAAGCCCTTCGCCGCGATCACCGGCGACGCCGACCAGCCCGCAGCGGTGCTTCTGAACAACCTCGCGCGGCAGCAGGTCTACGCCAAGCGCGCCATGGAGAGCGCCCAGGAGGCCGCCCGCGTGCTTGGGCGCTACGGGCCCAACGACATCCTCAGGCCCGAGGAGTTCGACACCCGCGAGCATGGCCGCTGGCAGACCATCAAGGAGGATGTCGCCAAGAAGCAGGGAGAGCTTGGCGGCATCGGCACGATCATCGCGCCCAAGGTCTCGCCGTCAGGGCCACCCGGTGCGGTTCCAGCCCCAGCTCCAGCAGCAGCTCCAGCCCCCGCCCCAGGAGCCATCGCCCCACCGCCGCCGGCAACTTCGCCGGCGATCTCGGAGCCAGCTCAGGCACCGGCTCAGGCACCGCAGGCACCAGCTTCAAAGCCTTCCTGGATACTGGTGCCAGGCGGACCTGGCGGCCAACCCATCTACGTCCCCGCCCCGGCTACACCAGGTAGCTAAGAGGTAAGACATGGCCGAAGACACGCCGAGCGTCTGGGGAGCGCCGCCACCGCAAGCGCCACCGCCGACGAGTGGCGTCTGGGGGGCGTCACCACAGGGTCATGCGCCAACGGGCATCTGGCAGACGCCGCCGCAAGCAGGGTCGCAGCCTCCCCCGCCAGACCCTCTGCTGCCGCATGATTTCACGCTCAGTGGAGATGGCAAAAAGCTCCTTCCGGACGATCCCGGTCGGTATAGGCCCGAGGATTTCTCGGCCGATGGCGGCTGGTCGAGGATGTCGCTCAGCAACGGGCACTTCTTCAACTACCCGAACAAGCAGATGAGCCTCGAAGAGGCAGAGAAGCACCGCCAAGGCATCGAGAACCTCCTGCACGCGACCTACAGCGAGCAGGCACAGAAGCAGGGCACCCCCTACGAGACGCCGGGCTATGTCTACAGCCCCACCATGCACTACGAGAAGGGCGCTTTCGGGCGCCTGGCCGCCAAGGCCGATTTCAACCCGGTGGTTGACTGGCTCGAACGACGCACCGGCGAGTTCAACAAGGTCAAAGTCCCCGGCACGGACATCTCCATGCAGGACATCGGCGAGACCGGGCTTCGCGTGGCGCCATATGTCGCGGCTCCGCAGCTGGCCGCCGTCGATCTCGCCGCGCACGGCTACAACGCCGCCAAGCACGGCATCAGCCCCGAGAGCGGAACAGCCGGCGACATCCCCGTGCCTGGGCAGGAGCTCAGGAAGAGCATCAGCGCGCCGGAGCTTCCCCAGGACGCAGGCATGCTGCGCGAGATCGCCGAGGCTGCTCTTGCCGGCAAGCCGGTCGCCGCGATCACCGGCGTGCTCGGCAGTCACGCCGGCGGCGACATCGCCGCCGCCACCCTGGGCGAACGCTGGCGCGAGGCCGGGTCTCTGGCCGGCGGCGCCGCCGGCTCCAGCGCGCCCGGCGCGGCCAAGACGAAGATCGTTCGGGCGACGGCAGCGGACATGCGCACCCCGGAAAGCCGTGGGCTCTTCGATGCCGGCGCAGAGCTGGCCAAGGACAAGTATGCGCGCGAGAAGGGAGGAATGCCGGGGGCTCCGGCTCCGGGCCTCATGGGCGTTCCATGGGGCGCCACGCGCCAGGAAAGGGAGATAGCCAACCTCCCCAACCTCGCCAGCACGCGCGCGATGGTGAACCCGGAATGGCAGTCGATCATCAACTGGCTGCGCTCGCAAACGGGGGTGGGGCGCCCTCTTCAGCGTGACGTCGACCGCCATTTCGCAGCCACTCAGGAAGCGCGCGACGCCAGCGTCAACGATCTGATGAGAGGCAGGGGGCCGTTGCCCACGGTGGGGACCAAGGAGAGCGTCGGCGACCTCGCGATCACGGCCGCGCGCGCCGCCGTGCCTGTCATCAAGAGCATGCAGAGCGAGCCCTATGATCGGTTCTACGGGCGGGTTCCGCTCGACACCGAGACGAACGTCACCCCGATCCTTCGGGGCGCCGCAGAAGTGATGGCCGGCAACCAGCTGCCGCAGCCCCAGGAGCGTGCGCTCGCAAGCACTGTGCAGTCCAACATCGAAAGCGCGACGCCCTTCGGCTCGAACTTCAGACCAAACCAAAGACCAGCCGTCTTCATGGGGCAAGACCCGCGCACTTTCGTCGGGCCGCCGGCGTTGACCGTGCCTCTGGGGCTCCTGAAGAGGTTCCTCTCAAGCACCACGGCCCAGATGGGCCCGGACGCTTTGACCGCCGGCAAGGAGAACCTCAGCGTCGTGAAGAGCGGGACGCTGGACGCCATCCGGGAGCTGGCGCGTCAGAAAGGCGGCCAGCCGCTCGCCGACCAGTTCGACGCCGCCCGCTCGAACTACAAGACGCAGCAGCGCGTCCTCGACATGCTCTACGGAATAGGCGGCGCGCCCACCCACTACGAAAGAGGACAACCGCAATGGGGCACCCGACCCAAGGAAGGGGATGCCGCAGACGCCGCCGTCTACAGCAACCGCAATAGCCCCAGCGGCTACGAGCCCTTTGCCAACGCCCTGACACAGGCCGGGCTCGGCAATCTTCGGGGGGCCATCGGTGCGCATGTGGCGGCATCGCTGGGGCAGTCCAAGACTGCCGGCGGCGGCTTCAGGCCGGAAGACCTTTCCAAGGACTTGAACTACTGGTCGCCGGGGATGAAGGACCAGCTCTTCGGAGGGGTGGCCCCGCAGGCACCCGGCTCCATGTGGCCCCTTGATCGGCTGGAGACCGCCGGCAGGCTCGGCGAGCACTTCGATACCCCTCCTGCCAGGAGCGGCCTGGTCCACAGGATCGGCATCGGCTCCATGCTCAGGGGGTTCGCCGACATGTCCAAGCAGGCACTGGGCGAGAAATGGGGAGCCCTCACATCGGCAGGGGCCATCAGAGGCTTCGCGGGCAAAGTCACAAGCCCGGAGATGAAGCGGGCCATAGCCGGAATGCCGCCCGGCTACTGGGATGCGCTCATGGGGCGCGTTCCGACCGCCGCCATCATCGCCAACGAGCAGGCCGAGAAGAACTACCGCTTCCCGCCGGGGGCGCCCCGGCCTGATCGCACGCCCTTCATCGTGGACGTGCCCATGACGCGCAGAGGCACGAGGCCGCCTCCGTGACCGACGCCGAAGACCGGGCATATCTCTCGTCCCTGAGCCAGCATCCGGGGCGGCCCTACGACGTCTCCGAGATGCACCCGGCGATGGCGAGCCGGCTCGCCGGGGCCATGCGCGACGCCATCGCCCAGGGAATTCCAGTGAGGCTTCTCAGCGGCGTGCGGCGCGAAAGCGATCACCCCTCGGCCTATGACGTCTCGGGGAAGTCCTCGCATCTCTACGGGGGAGCGGGCGACGTCACCGGCATCGGCGCGGCGGGGTCTCCGACCGCCAAGCAATGGTATGACATCGCCACCTCGCACGGGCTCTACAACCCCTACGGCTACCAGCACCCGTCCGAGTTCAACCACTTCCAACTTACTCCTCAACCCCTGGAGACAACGCCCCAGCTCCTGGCGAGCCTGACGCAGGCACGCGCCACCGGGAACCCCCAAAACGTCTGGAACGCTTACGCCCAGGTGCAGCAGCCGGCCCAGCAGATGATGGCCGCGCAGCAGCAGCAGCAGCAGCAACCAGCCTTCGTCATGCCGGCCAACGCCCCGGCGGGGATGCGCAACAACAACCCGCTGAACATCAAGTATTTCCCCGGCGCCGAGCGAACCTATGCCGGCGTCCTCGGGCCCTCGGTGAACACCGACCAAGGCACGCCGCAGATCAAGTTCGCCTCGCCGGAAGCCGGCTGGGCCGCAGGCTATGCGCTCCTCAAGAAGAAATACGATGCGGGCCGCCTGACCCCGAACGACATCATCGCGGCCGATGGCGGCTGGACGGGAGGAAACTGGGGCGCCGCCAGGCACGTCGCCCAGCTCGCCGGCCTTCGCCCGGACCAGAACATCAACTTCAACGACCCGGCGAGCGCAGCGAGGTTCATGCGCGCCCTCGTGGTCCAGGAGCAGGGCGAGGCCGGCAAAGCCTACTCGCCGGTCATGATCCAGGCGGCCATCGAGGGCAAGAGCGCAGGCACGGCATCGGGCGCCGGAGGCACGACCTCTTCCACCGCAGTCGCAGCTGCCGCACCAGCCGCCACGCCCTCCGGCACGCCCACCGTGGTCGCGGCGCAGCCCTCGCCCTGGGCGAACCTGGGTGCCTCGCTGGCGTCGTCCTTCGGAGGAGGCGGCAGCAGCTCAAGCGTCGTCACCGACACCTCGCAGGACGCGCACCCCGTCACCCTGCCCATGCCGGCGCCGAGCCAGGCACCCAACGCGCTGCCTCTTGAGTATCAACAAGGGCACCCGGGGCTCGGGGCGCAGCTCGGGCAGCTGGCATCGCAGCCGATAGGCGACGCCGTGATCGGCGGTATCACCCCCGACAGCATCACGGCTGGTGCTCCAGGGATGACGCAGCTGCTCGGCGCCATCGGCACCAGCGCGGACTTCAACTACCTCGACCCGCGTGCTGCGCAGCCCGTGCCCACCACCATGAAGCGACCGAGGCTCGCCTAATGCCCAATCTCGGCATCACCAACGACTTCTCGTCGATGCTCGGCACGCAGACCCCGACGCCGGGCGGCAAGACCATGACCCTGACCTCCTCGGGGAAACAGGGGTCTCCAGGCTCGGGCGCCAAGCACTCCCCAGGCATGACCTCGGCGCAGGTAGCGGCCGCCGTGGCGCCTCCGAAGCAGGCACCGATGAAGCAGCCCAGGCCCCCCAAGCCGGGGATGTCCCAGAGGCCACAGTTCTCGGCGAACAACCCGCAGATGATGGTGCAGCCGCCACCGGTGCCTCACCCGGGGGTGCGTCCGCCCTACCCGGACGCCAGGTCTCAGCAGCCGCAGCTCATGCCCAACGGAACCCCCATGCTGCCGCTTCCCAGGGGGTTCCCGCTGGGGAGCACACCGCCGCACGTCCCGCTTTCCTTCATCCCGGGGATGACCGGGCTCCTGGGGAGATAACCGATGGGTGATCGAGGCGACAGCGCCATCGCGAGCGACCTCTCGCAAGTCACGCAGCCAGGGAGGACGTGGCCGTCCTGGGTGCAGATGCCGCCCGGCGTGAGCATGTCGCCGCCGACGCCGGTCTCGCCGCCGGCGCCGCAGGCACCGCCCGCCTCCGACGGGACGCCCTCGCCGCCACCGCCCCCGGTCCCGACGATCCCGACCTACATCCCGCCCGCCGATGGGCATGGCGCGGTCTACAACAGCTGGGCAGGTGTTCCCACGCCGCCCGGCTACCACTGGGACACGCACACGAACTCTTACCAGCTGAACCCGGATTATTTGGCGGGCAGCGACGGCGGCACGACCTTCCCGGTCGGCGCCATGAACCAGCTTTACGGAGGATGGAATGGTTGATGACCGCTACGTCGCGTCGTCGCAGCAGGGCTGGCGCCAGAAGCTGGGGCTCGCCCCGGACCAGCCCATCCCTCGGGATTATGTGCGCAGGGCTCTGGGCATGGGCCCGGCCCCGCCGCCGCAGCCACCGCAGCCACCGCAGGCACCGCTGGTCCCTTCCGTCGGAGCGGCCAACCGCGCCGACGAGCCCTGGCGCGCCGGCCCGGCGGCGGGCGCCTTCACCTCCCCGATCCGCAGGTCGGGGCCTGGCGCTCCGCAGGTCATGCCGCAGCAGGCACCGCAAGTCATGCCGCAGCAGGTGCCTCAGGTGCCTCCCCCGGCCCCGACGCCGGCGGCGCCTGGCAACGTGACCCAGGCGCTCAGCCGCGACGTCTACTCCCCGGTGCCTGGCGCGGGCGCGCCCAGCATCTTGTCCCTGAGCCCGTCATTCTCCGCGGCGACGCCGGTAGGCCCGACCCCGACGCCGGCGCTGGCGCCCCAGGCGGTCGCGGCGGCCACGCCGCCCGCGCCGCGCCTCAACCCGAACAGCATCCCTGAATTCACGCAAGGCGCGGGAGGACAGCTCCCGCCGGCCGGCGACCCCAGGCTGGGCGCGCAGCCACTCGGCAACCCCCTGCTCGGCAACCCCTCGCCGTCCACGCCCATGCTGACCTCCGGTGCGCCCTACGTGGCCCCCGGAACACCCCCGCAGCGGCCGCAGCCGCCCATGGACCCCACGGCGCCTCCGGGACCGGGAGCCGTGGCGCCGGCGGCGCCGGCGTCAGGCGAGAGGGTTCTGGCAGGCGGGCAGCAAGACCCCCGCTTCACGCCCTATCCGACGGTGCAGGCACCCATGCCGCCATCGCGGCCGGCAGGGTTCGGGGTGGCGCCCATACCGCCGTCGAGGCCCCCCGGCCTCGGGGCGCAGGCACCGACGGGGCCCATCGCGCATGTCCAGGGCCCGGACTTCCTGAGGAGGTTCTTCCTGGCCGGGCAGCCTCCTCCTACCGGAATGAGCGCGATGATCGCGCCGCCAGACCGGCTGGAAGGGGACAGGGGAGGCAACCGCTAACAGAGGAGGTGCGGATGGAAACGCCGGGTGCGGAGACCAGGCGGCGGGTCAATGAAATCTGCGAGAGGCACGGGCTGCCGATGGAGGCGGTGCGCGGGCCCAGCCGCTGCCAGAGGGTGATCCCAGCCAGGAAGGCCGTGGCGCGCTTCCTGAGGCACGAGAAGCACATGAGCCTGTCCCAGATCGGGCACTTCCTCGGGGACCGCGACCACACCTCGATACACTACCTGATCCACGGCCGTGCCCGCGAGAGGCGGGAGG